CCACGGGAATATCTGCGGCAGCAGGCCAGTAATGGGTTAAGTGATAACAGGTGTCTGGAAATATAGGGGCAAATCCAATGGGTATGTGCACCAGTGTTATTCGTGGATTTAGTGCCGTAATCAAACGATGATGTGGTTTTCGTCCCCAAATCCGTACTGGATGCGCTGGCGCTGTGGGTGTGCGATTTAATGCCGTCCTGTTCCTGAGACAATACGGCACGACCACTGGCGGGCTTGCCCTTAATCGTCCAGCCACGCATATCAGGAATAACGCCTGACGGATAAGCCACTGCAAGTTTCGGGTATGCAGATTTGTCAAAAGTCTGCCCCTGCATCAGGGCATAGCCAGACGGAACGGTATCTGATGGCCACGGGATTGGTGCGCCGACTGGGTAGCTTTCTGGTGGAAGATTTTTCGAGGTATAAACTTCTGCCCAGTCATCCTCAAAACCATAACCGTCTCTTGAAGAACGGTAGAACAGACCACCATTTCTGTAATGCGCCTTCATCTGCAAGGTCCGGCAACTTCCGACTCCGGTATAGAAGTTAACCAGAATATAGCTGTCGCCAGAGCGGGTGACATTGTAAGCACCTGATTCGGCATTCCAGGGAACGCCACCATCCGCATCGGCATATGTATCCGTTGCCCTTCTGGCAAAAGCAGCCACATGCGCGGCGGTTAAAGTAATATCTCTGGAACCATCAAACTCAACACCAGAAACCAGTCTTGGCGTTTGCAGCTTTGTTGCTGTTAATGCATTACCGTTCAGACTTGCGGACAGTTTGGTTCCAATAACCAGTTCGCCGGTTGCGTTATCAATAGCAAACGGTCTTAATGTATTCCAGCCACCATAAACATCACCTTGATTGGTAAGCAGCAGGTAAGTTTTAGCGCCATCATTACGCCATAATGCACCATACTCCCCACCTATCATTCGAATCTGATTACCACCACGCGCTACAATTTCGTCTGTGGCAAAAAGTTTTTTGCACGACAAATTATCGTTAACGATTAACGAATGAGACTCATAAAAACCACGCCCACTCTTAAAATCAAGGATAACGTCCGCCGCGATACATTCAGTCGCTGGATTTGTTGCCCCAAACTTATAGGTCGTATCATTAACAACGAGATCAGCACCAGGTGCGGATATTGACAGGCCATCTTCGATAAACGCAAAAACAGGGAAAGCAGCGCCATCAACATAGAACACAGAGCGCAAATCATCGCCCTTATTACTCATCATTATTGAGTGGATGGCTCGTTCATTGTTTTGATATTGCCAGAACATTCCATAAGCATAACGCCCCCTGTCAGTCCAGCCACCAGGCATAACAAATCCGTTAAACTCGCAGTTATTCATCGGATCGCCTGCGGTTCGCGTTGCCGTGGTGATAATGACCCTTGATGCCAGTTCGCTTACTGAGCCAGCAGAACGCATAACAACAACAGGGTAATATTTTCCAGATGTTGCACCTGCAGGAGCGTTAACCCGCACATAACGCATACCACGCTTATCAGCAAAGTCTATTTTACTGACCGCGTTAATGTTGTTCAGGAAGCGTCCCTTATCGGGTATATCAGTGCCGTTCTGGTCTTTCTGCAGACGTTTCTCTGCATTGTCATAGGCTGATTTTACTGCCTTTGGCGTTGCCGCCAGCGTTTCAGACGTACTGTTGGTCGCACTGCTGAGCTGTACTATCCCCTTTTTCGTCGTGCTCGCATCCTCAAGCGCCACGGCGGATGCAATATCCTCTGCCCGTTTTGCTGCTGTCTCGGCGCGCGTTGCCGCGGATTCCGCCGTACTTTTGCTCTGAGCTGCCGCCGTCGCACTGCCAGCTGCCTCTGTCGCCTTCGTGGATGCCGTCGTGGCGCTGCCCTTCGCTGCTGACGCCTGTCTGGTCGCCTCATCTTTTGAAGCAGACGCCGATGATGCCGATGACGCCGCCGAACTGGCTGACGATGCGGCAGCCGTTTTTGAGGATTCTGCGCTGGTTTCCGACGCTTTCGCGTTCGTTTCGGATGTCTTCGCTGCGGAAGCTGACCTCGCTGCTACCGTGGCCTGTTCAGTGGCTTCGCCAGCCTTCGTTGTGGCTGTTGAAGCGGATGATGCGGCGCTTTCTGCCGACTTTCCGGCAGCGGTGGCACTGGCTGAGGCCTGCCCGGCATTTGTTGACGCGGCGCTGGCAGATGAGGCAGCCGCTGTTTTTGAGTCTGCTGCTGCGGAGGCACTCTGTCCCGCTGCCGTCTCAGAAGACTTTGCGTTCGTCTCGGACGTTTTTGCCGCCTTCGCGGAAGTTCCTGCCGCTGTTGCCGAGGAGGCTGCACGACTGGCGCTCGAGGCTGCGCTCGTTTCTGATGATTTTGCCGCCTCTTTTGAAGCCGACGCATCCCTGGCTGAGGTGGCAGCTTCTGACGCTTTCGTGGTCGCGGTGGATGCAGAAGTGGCGGCTGATTGTTCTGACGCTGCCGCATTCGTTTCTGACGTTTTCGCCGCACCGGCACTGGTAGCCGCCGCGCTTTTTGAGGACTCTGCAGCGGCAGCACTTTTTGAGGCTTCAGTGGCCTTTGTTGATGCCGTTCCTGCGCTGGAAGACGCTGACTGAGCCGACGACGCGGCCTGTCCGGCTGACGTGCTGGCTGCACGTGCTGAATCTGCAGCATCAGTCGCACGGGTTGCCGCCTCACTGGCAGATGTGCTGGCATCACTGGCTGACTTCTTTGCGGCTGCCGTGTTCTGTGCCACCACGGACGCGTTACGCGCCACCTCTTCCACCATCAGTTCAAAACGACGCAGTGCCTCCGGACGGGCATCATCCTCCGTCATGGCACCGAGAAAATCATTCAGCGTACCGGGTTGAGAATCTTCATACACGGTGATGGTCCCGGCATGTGACGGCGGGAATCCCTCCACCAACAGAATAACGCTGTACTGACCGTACTCAACGTCCATGCTGTATCAGTTCATCCAGCGCGGCTGCTTTGTTCATGGCTTTGATGATATCCCGTTTCAGGAAATCAACATGTCGGTTTTCCAGTTCCGGAAAACGCCGCTGCACCGACAGGGGGATCCCGTCGAGAATACTGGCAATTTCACCTGCGATCCGCGACAGCACGAAAGTACAGAATGCGGTTTCCACCACTTCAGCGGAGTCTCTGGCATTTTTCAGCTCCTGTGCGTCGGCCTGCGCACGCGTAAGTCGATGGCGTTCGTACTCAATAGTCCCTGGCTGGAGATCTGTCTCGCTGGCCCGCCGCAGTTCTTCAACTTCCCGGCGCAGCTTTTCGTTCTCAATTTCAGCATCCCTTTCGGCATACCATCTTATAACGGCGGCAGAGTCATAAAGCACCTCATTACCCTTGCCACCGCCTCGCAGAACGGGCATTCCCTGTTCCTGCCAGTTCTGAATGGTACGGATACTCGCACCGAAAATGTCAGCCAGCTGCTTTTTGTTGACTTCCATTGTTCATTCCACGGCCAAAAACAGAGAAAGGAAACGACAGAGGCCCAAAAGTTCGTTTTCAGCACCTGTCGTTTCCTTTCTTTTTAGGGGGTATTTTAAATAAAAACATTAAGTTACGACGAAGAAGAACGGAAACGCCTTAAACCGGAAAATTTTCATAAATAGCGAAAACCCGCGAGGTCGCCGCCCCGTAACCTGTCGGATCACCGGAAAGGACCCGTAAAGTGATAATGATTATCATCTACATATCACAACGTGCGTGGAGGCCATCAAACCACGTCAAATAATCAATTATGACGCAGGTATCGTATTAATTGATCTGCATCAACTTAACGTAAAAACAACTTCAGACAATACAAATCAGCGACACTGAATACGGGGCAACCTCATGTCAACGAAGAACAGAACCCGCAGAACAACAACCCGCAACATCCGCTTTCCTAACCAAATGATTGAACAAATTAACATCGCTCTTGAGCAAAAAGGGTCCGGGAATTTCTCAGCCTGGGTCATTGAAGCCTGCCGCCGGAGACTGTGCTCAGAAAAAAGAGTTTCTTCTGAAGCAAACAAAGAAAAGAGTGACATTACTGAATTGCTCAGAAAACAGGTCAGACCAGATTGAAGCAATTTAGATAATCGTGCAGACTACGCCCCCTCATATCACATGGACGGTTTATCTATGGATCAGGTAGTCATTTTTAAACAAATATTTGATAAAGTTCGAAACGATTTAAACTATCAATGGTTTTATTCTGAGCTAAAACGTCACAATGTCTCACATTACATTTACTATTTAGCCACAGAGAATGTTCATATTGTATTAAAAAATGATAATACAGTGTTATTAAAGGGCCTAAAAAACATTGTGTCTGTCAAATTTTCAAAGGATAGGCATCTTATAGAAACGACCTCTAATAAGCTGAAATCCAGAGAGATCACATTTCAGGAATACAGAAGAAACCTTGCTAAAGCAGGAGTTTTTCGGTGGGTTACAAATATCCACGAACAAAAAAGATATTACTATACCTTTGATAATTCATTACTATTTACTGAAAGCATCCAGAAAACTACACAGATCTTACCACGCTAAACCATAACGTCCGGCTTCTCTCACTCCTGAGCCGGACTGCATTGGTTTAATAAAAACCATCAACAATTGTGATTTAGATATTCGGAACCATTCAAATATAACAAAACCCCGTAAAAACGAGGTTTATGGATAAATTTTATTATTGAATACATCAGATTAAATTAATCTTGACATCATAGCTTTCAAGACCCGTCATTTTTTCCCGTGCGGTAAACTGAATACTGGTAACTTCTTTCCCGGTCTTTTTCTTAAGTTCAATAATTTTTTTTGTTATATATTCAGAAATATCTGCTTCTGCTTTTGTTTTTAAGTTTTCAATATTCATCATTTCCTCTTTTAGTCTGTTATGACTTTCCAGTTACACAGTAAGTCGATTATATGGTGCAAACGTGTAAAAGATAAGATGAAACATCGCAATAATCAACATACGATAGTCTAAATTTTACACAAACAGACAAAGAGAATTTTCCTGAATTATCAATGCAATAGCATCAAATCAACTCAAGAGCCTTATTGCTGCTTCCAGAATTTCTTCTGAAGTAACATGTCGATCCGCGGCTACATAAATGACTTTATGATCTCCGGTCAGAGATGGAAACCCTGCGGCCATTACAGTAAGGTGTGTTTTTTCGCCATTTGGATATTCACGCATGATGGTGTTAACTCCAGTCATCGCTGGCACTACCACTGCTGGTTCAGAGTTAAAAAAAACTATGATTTTTTTCATGATGTTACCGTAGTATGTGAGTATCCATCGAATAGACACCAAGCAAAAAAGCTCCCGAAGGAGCCTTCATTTTCACTTTTTTAAATCCAACGACAGACGGCTGGCATTTAAGTATTGTGAAATATTATCAAATGTAATCATCATTGATTTACAAAAGATACATTTTGCCCCGAAAGGATTCATGTCAGAAACATCAAAAGATGATGTTCTATACTGGGAACCATGACAACACGGGCATCTAAAGTGAATATGGTTTGTAATATTGTCTACCTCAAAGCGCCACTACATGAACAGCGGCAGGACCTTTAGGTCCGTTCTCAATACCAAATTCAACTTCCTGATTCTCAGTTAATGTTTTGAAATCGTTGCTCTGAATTGCTGAGAAATGGACAAACACATCTTTGCTGCCATCTTTCGGCGTGATGAAACCAAAACCTTTTTCAGGGTTAAACCATTTCACTAAACCAGTCATTTTGTTAGACATAATTATTACCTTTTGAAGAAATTAGCCCTTGGGCAGAATGGTCCGAAAAAAAATATCAGAGAGAAAAACCAACAAGGAAATCTCAAGAGGTACAAATAATAAAATTATAACAATGACTGCTTCAGATAAATTTGTAACAAACCAGAACACCATTAACGCATGATTAACCACCCATAGCAAGGATTACTTTTGTAAAGAAAAACACAGCAATGAAAGAATAGCTTTATTTATTAATAAAACGTGTCATTCTGATTAAGACCTTTTATCTTACCCTTAAGATTTCAGGAATTTTGGCTCATGGAAGAGTCCTTTTTATTTAAATTTTACATTCCGCGATGTAAATGTTCCGATTTAATATTACCCTACATTTGATGCTTTTTATCTCTTAAAGATTCATAGATCTGTTGACAAGTCACTCCTGCGATGTAGCGTTCGTCAGCAATTTCAGCATAAAGCTGAGCTTCTGCTGCAATATCTCCGAGCATGTTGGTGAGCATTCCTTCGGCGGTTTTGGTTGTTTTGCCTCTGACGGCAGCGGCAAGATCTGCGGTATGCTTCGCTGCGTCAAGGCGTATGGCATATTTTTTTGCTTCGGCACGCAACTGGTTAACACTATCAGACAGATAAGCAGCCCTGGCAGAAATTTCAGCAGATTTCTGTTGCGCATCTTTAACAGCCTCATCACGGGCTATAGTTCGCCCCTGTTCAATTATTCGAGCAGCAAATTGAGCATTTACCTCTTGTGATAATGCGGCAGCATCACGTTCCGCCCATTTTTTTTGCCATCCTCGGTCGCTCCAGACATTTCCGACGATAAATCCTGACAACACGAGAAAAATCACCATGAATATCTGATTCACTGTTCTATCCCCCAGCAGGTTAATGTGATCCTACCCACGTAATATGGACACAGGCCTAAGCGAGGTTCTGGTTTTCAAATTGTTCCGGACTGAGGCCGCCACACCAACTGTGCCGCCGCCACCGATTGTAATCACATTCGATATAAT